GACATTCCTATCCGTTGGGGTGGCGACTGGAACGGCGACGGCAATCTCGCCGACGGCTGGGACATGCCGCATTACGAACTCAATCCATGGCGCGAGTGGGCCAAAAAGTCGAAGCTCTTTGAGGGCTGAGAAAATGAAATTTTTCATGGACCATAAAGGTTCGCCAGACTGGGCTGTGCGCCGCCGGATCATCATCCTTTCATTGATCTGGGAAGCCATCCTTATCACCTTTTTGGTGGTATTCCCCCGCCCAAACCCAATCGCCGAAGTTGCGATCATCAATCTCGCGTCACTCTTCGGGGGGACCGTTGGCAGCTATATCTTCGGCGCCGTGTGGGATCGGAAGAATGAACGAAAGGCTGACGTTGCTCAACAGGCAGTCAGTCAAGGCGATACCGATACGACCATAGAGGTAAAATCCTGATGTTTGGCATCCTCGACTATCTCAAGATGGGCGCCGCAGCGATCGCCGGCATGATGCTGTGCATCCTCTATTACGAGGGCCTGCCTGTCGTCTCGCATATCCCATATATCAACGTCATCCCGATCGTGGGCAATATCGCAGTGGGCGAGAAGCAGCGCTATGCGTCTGAGCAAGTGACGTTGGCGACGTCGAAGATGGTGACGAAGTTCGAGCGCGACACTTTGGCTTTCCAGTTGGCCAAGGAGAGGAGTGACCGCCTTCGTGCGGAGCAGATGACCACCGAAGCATCGAAGCGCGCCGACGCGGCCGTGCGGGCCAAGACGGACGCAGATCTGGCGATTGAGGCGCGGATCAAGGCTGACACAGATCCAGACGGCGGTCGCTGGACCGAGGAGGATAACAAGTGGAATACAAAGCGCTGATCCTCATGATCCCGATCGTCCTCGCGCTCACAAGCACGAAGGGATGCCAGACACTTGAAGGCAGGGCGGAGGCCGCCGCTCAAGCGCAAGGCCACGCACAGGCATCATCTCCACCGCCACCTATGCCAGCCGCATGCATGGCTCATGTCGAGCGCGTCATCCCCAAGGTCGGCGAGAAGTTCCGATGGATCAATCAGCGATGGGAAGTCACCGCGGATAATCGAGACCGCCAAGCCGACGATTGCGCGGCGTGGGATCGCGACCGGATGGCCGGCAACGCGGCAACCAAATGATCAACGCAGCCTATCTCATCGGCTTCATCATCACATCAACCATGCTGACGGCTTTCCTGCTGCTGGCATGGAATTCAATCTAGGTCTTTTGGAAAGTGGTGGGGAATTTATAAATGGATTCAACATCGATACCGATGGAGGTGACAAAATGGATGTTGTCAAATGGCGGTGTATTCGCTGTAACGACGCTCATCTTCATCGGCCTCTATCTCTATGAGCGGATGGAGAGGTCGAAGGACCGAAAAGCATTCGACGCCGCTCTTGCTCAATCAATTGCCGAGCATGTGTCAACACTGAAGATCGTCACTCCCCTGGCGCAGAAGTTCACCGACACCATGGACGTGGTCATGCCTCTCATCATGTCACAGTTCAATAGGAGGGCAGGATGAACTTGATATCCTGGCTGGTCTCATCGAAGGGCATAACGGCGGAATCAAAGGCAGATTCGGCCGAATCCGAAAAGAAAATGCTCAGAGCTGAGCTTGCCCAAACAGTCATTACCTTCGAGCGCAGACGATACCGGGTTCATAAAATCGCCGAGCAGGCACTGCAGAGAATGAGGGACGATTGATGAAAAGGCTAAAAACAAGCATTGCCGCATGGTCTGCGGTTGGGGCATCGGCCATATACTGGGCAATAGCTATATTTTTATCTCATGGGCAGATGATCGAGATTTCGTCAGATCTCGTCCTCGGCGTCACGGTAGCATGCCTGATACGCTATTCTCGCGAAGCGAGCCTGGCGCTTAGAGAAGGTCGGGGCGGACCTGATTTTCTGATTGTGGCTATTTGGTCGACCATGGCAATCCTATTCATCCATCGGGCTTATGCCATTATTATGAATACCTACGATAGGCCGATGGCATTGGTGAACTCCTATGCAGGATCTTTCATCGTCTGGATGCTTGCGTGGGCCTGCACGATGTTCCTGATCGCTCCTGACGTTGAGGACGGCCATATCCCGACACGTAGCCGTGTGCTGATTGGATTCGCGCTATTTGTCGCCGGCCTTGTGTCTGGAATAAGCATCGCTGTTTCTATCGTCACCTGATAGCCGGTGTTCCAGGCGCTATCCTGATGGGTAGAGACAGGTTCAGTGAACCTAAAGGGAAATATGCAAAACGGCCTTCCATTTCTGGAAAGCCGTTTTACTTCAAGCAATTGGATGGTGGGCGTGACAGGGATTGAACCTGTGACCCCTACGATGTCAACGAATGGCCCGCCGCCGCATAGCCGGAATCCCTTGGAAAAGGGCGCTTTGCGTTCGCTCTTTCAGGAGCCAATTCACTTTACGTTCCCCTTTTCAGGTTCACGCGTGTCAAAGGGAACTACGTATAATCCGAAATCCAGTGCCGATGCTGCCTTGCGCAGATAGTCTGGAGAATACCTCGCGTAGACCCTTCTTGTGATCTCGACATTGCTATGCCCGAGATACTGGCTGATCTCCTCCATAGGTACCCCAGCCTCAGCCATCCAGACCGCCGATGTGTGCCGGAACACATGCGCGGAGACGTTGGGAACCTTAGCTTCCCGCGCAGCAGTAGCGATCCCTCGCTTGATGCTCTTTACCGGATCCCCACCCCATTCCACGACATAATCCGTCATCGACCCGGCATTAGCCTCGCGCAATGCCGACATCAGCGTATTGTTGATCGGCACGACGGCGCGCCCTTTGCGCTTCACCGGGTCCGATGGGTCCCGAAGGTGAATAAGCCTACGATCAAAATCCACCCGATCCCATTTCAGTTCCAGGATTGCCGTGACGCGTGCCGCAGTTCCAAGCATCAAATGAAATGCGATTTTCAAATGAGGGACCTTTGCAGCGGCAAGCATGCGCTGCGCTTCCTCGCGCGTCAGGTGGCGCTCTTTCGGATCTGGCTTCGATGGCCGCTCGATCGCAGGCGCTTTGCCAATCAGATTGTGTTCTTCAGCCCACTTCAGGACGGTGCGAAGATGCCCAAGTTCTGTATGAATGGTGCCATCGGTGATCCCGCTCTTGCGCCTGGCTTCGATGTGGGCTTTGCAATCTTCCTTCGTGATGCTTTCACCGTCGCGCGTGGCGAAGCGTTCACGCATTGCCTTCCACGTATGCCCCATCGTGACCAGAACGGCTTTCCCATCCTTGTCTATGGTGTATGCCGTCCATAGATCCCGCACCGTTCTCCCGGTCGGCCGCGTCAGCTCGGAGTAGATTGCCGGCGCAATGAGGTAAGCTTCGCGCGGGTCATCGGTCCCGAGGGTATGCCGACGACGCTTGCCGTCACGTTCGAAGGTGAGGGCAAGCTTTCCTCGAAGGCGGGTAATTCTCCATTCTGGCATTCGAACGTCTCCACATCGCTGTCCCTAATCCGGACAAGTTTACCACCAAGCCGAAAGCATCCAAGCTTTCCTTCGTTGATCAAATTGCGAATGTGGCGCTCCGAGCATTCCCAGCGCTTCGCCAAAGTAGCCGGGGTGAAAACTTTAACGTCGCTCATCCGCCCTCCTTGCCGATGTTGGCAATTTGTTCTTGCAAAGGATTAGGGGAGGATTTCGAGATGGCACGGATGGATCTAGCGATGCCACGGCAGACTGAATAGGTGTCACCATAGTTGTCGGCGAGGTCAGCCGCTTCTTCCAAAGCTTGCCGTCTCGCTTCCTTCGCCATCTCGTCGCATAGGGCCTTGAGGGCATATGCGACGTTGACGCGAGCGACTAGTTCACGGATAAAAGTATTGGATCGCTGGCAACATACTTCGCTGTCGCTGTCGTATTCCATCCCATTGAAGCCGTCTAATTCCTTGTCGCAGAATTCCAGCGATTCCATGACTAGATCGGCATCGGGAAGGCCGTGAGCGTATGTCGGGTGCTTAAGGGTCATCTAGCTATCCTTTGACAAGGCAACGGCAATCATGTGCGTCTTGCCCATGATCTGGACCGACTTCACATAACGACGCCCATTGGTGATGATCACATAATCGTTGTTGACGATTTTCTCTTCCAGGATGTCACCGGTTTCAGGATCGGAGACTGTAACTTTGACCGGGCCGGTTTTATCGCTCATGGCTTCTCTCTCCCTCCCTCATCAGCCAAGGCGGCGCGGCCGGCGGCAGGGATGATCACTTCTGCTGTGACGCGAAGAATCGTACCGGGCGGGAAATCCTCGGCGAAAGCTTTGTAGCCGAGACCGTATACAAAGCCGCCCTGAGCTTTGTCTTTGCCCCAATAGAGGCCATGAGGTTGCTCGAAAACGGTCAACTCGGCGATGGTCCGATTATTCTCGGAAGAAAGAACCACATCAGGATTAGCGTGTCGGACGCACCGGTATTTCCCGAAGCCGTAGCCTCGCTCAAGCTCTATGTAATGCTTCCGGTTGTCGGCCTCGTATCGCGCAAACTCGGTGCAGCCAGGATGTGCGCATGTGGCTCTGAAAATTCCGTACGGTCTAGCCATTCCGCCCCTCCTGTGCCTCTGAGAGGGCGGCGCGGTCGTAAGTCGTGATCGCGCTGGCGACGGAATGCAGCGTCTCGTGCTCCAGACTGAAGAAACCGAGTTGCCCACGGCAGGGGATGAGTGAAAGCGGAAAGGCATCGCTCAAGACAAAGCCGTAACGGCCAAAGAACCATTGGCTCTCCATTTCCGTGACGCAATCCACGATGCGGGCCATGCCGACGATACCGCCGCGTGGCAGGGCCATATGGTGATCATCGCCCGCAATCAGTTCGGACGTTGAAACGCCTGCATGGATGATAAACCAGCCGCGCCCGTTTGTCGGCCAGTTCCTGTTTTCGACATCCTTCCCGTCATGAAAGATGTGATGTGGGTATGGCTGCTTGATGCTAAGCGCCTTGATATCGCCGGAGGCAACCCGATCTGCCAGCTTCTGAAGATCCACCATCACTTCGCCTCCCCTTGCTCAGGGGCGACAGCGGCGCGGACAGCATCATAGACAGCAATCATTCGGCCGGCGATCGTATCCGCTTTCGAGTATGCGAACGCGTCGTGCATCGCCCATTGCAGCTTGCCGGTTAGTTCTTCTGGCAGAGCAGTCCGCAACCGCTCGTTCTCAGCCCTAAGCGCGTCATTCTCGTTCATGAGATTGTTCTCATGCTGTATTTCTTCGGGTTCTATCTCGGGTGCGGGGTCGCTTTGGGAGGTGGAGAGAGCGGAGCGGATGTGCTGTTCGTAATCGACTTGGGCGGCTGCTTTGGCATCATCGAGGCTATATTCGCACCCCACCCATCCAAGAGCGCTGTCGATACCATAACCAGCACCGTCGCCTTTCCAGCTTTTCCATTCTATCCGATATTCGCCGATTGAGCTTATTGCTACGCAATGGTCCTGAAAGCTCTCCTTTCCGTCCGGCTTCCGAGGATCGCTCCACTGCAGGCCCTTCACGGCCACCGGCTCTTGCACCGCTGCGG